GCTTCTTGCTGGTGGTCACGTGGTTCTCCTTGCGGGTGTAGCGGGTTGGGGCCCGGCAGACGCGACCCGCATGGCACGCCTGCCGGGAGCAGAGGGGTTACGCCGCAGACCAGGCCTCGTCGTTGGACAGCCAGGTGGCGAGCTCGGGAGCGCTGGTGGCGTAGGCGGAGACGGTCATCTCCAGGGCGACGGCTTCGGAGCGTCCGACGGTGATTGCACCCCGGTCGGTGATCTCGCCGCGCGGAATGATGAGCCGGTTCTTGACGGTGCCGTCGACCCATTCGAGGCCGAACGCGAACTCTTGCGGGCCGGGCGCGGACGGGATGTCGAGCTTGTGCACGGTGCCGCTGACGTCGGTCATGGTGGCGCCGGGGAAGTAGGCGGTCACCGTCCGCGTCTTCAGCTCGATCGCGGTGAAGCCCATCGTCATGTCCACCGAGGTGAGGACGCGGCGGACCGGGGACAGGGACTGCCATGCGTTGATGTCCTCGACGTCCGTCGAGTACTCCAGGGACACGCCGTCATCCGACATGAACCCCAGGTCGAGCCAGGCCGCAGCCCATGCGGTGTCGAGATCGGTCGGGGCTGTTGTGCCCTTGGGGGCCATGTAGATGTTGCCGTTCAGACCAACGCGCACGTTGTCAGCGTTGAGCGCCACGAATGCCTCCAGGCATGGCGAGGACCCGCGCAGCGCTCGCCGGCGGGTGAAACGGAAAGGAGGAGTGCGGGTTGGGTTACGCGGGGCGGAGCACGAGGCTCATCACGAGCACGTACCGCGGGATCGGGTCCGTCTCAGCGGACGGCCTGTAGGGGAGCCAGACGATGCTGGTCTCCTCGACGCCATAGATGCGGGCACCTGGTTGCACCGTGCCCTCGGCAGCGATCAGCTGCGCGGACACGTCGGCGGCGAGATCGCGGGCTTGCTTCTTGGTTGCGGCCAGAATGTCGATGTCGACGGTGCGGTCGGCGGTGACAGTCTTCAAGCGCGTGCCCCCGCCGCCATGCGATACCGCAACTACGCCGTCCGTGAGGCGGGATGTCAGGTTCGGCGGCCACTCGGTGCCGACGAATGTCCCCGCCGGCAAGCGGGGCGGCAGCAGGTAGTCGACGACGACCTGCTCCACGTCCGGCATGGGTACGACGGGCAGGGTCATCGCCGCTTACGCCCCGTCTCTGGCGGCGCCGAGGGCTCGACGGGCTCATTGATCTCGACGGACACGCTCGGTGGCGGCGGACTGCCGTTGCCACCTCCGAGGACCTCGGCGACGCGCCCGTCACGCTGCAACGCCGCCAGTTCAGCATCCGTGACGTCGATCTCGTCGCCCGGCGCGTGTCCGGAATGCCAGTAAGCCAGCCTGATGCGGGGCATCATCAACTCCTCAATGCGTCCAGGGCACGCCCGAGGACGCGTGTCTTCGGGGAGTAGCCGCCCTGCGGCCTGTCCTGTGTGGTTGCCGGACGGCCGGACCCGAACTCGACCTGCCCCCACCAGTCGGCCGTGGCACCGAACTCGGCACGCCAGCCGTTCGGCTGCAGGGATGCCGCCGAGTAGATGCTGGCTGCGTACTCGGCGTTACGTTGCACAGCCGGGTCGTAGGTGGGGCCCGTGTACTTCGGGGCGATTGCGCGGCCCACATCAGCCCCCCGGTCCGCGGGCCCCTTCAGCGCTTCCCGCATACCGGGCGAGCGGGCGAGTTCCTGGAACATGCGCGGGTTCGGCACGTACCGGAACTGTGTGGACGCCATCAGTCCACCTCCCGAAGGTCTGCCTCGACGTGGTGGACGCCTCCGCCCGGAGCCGGCCAGCGGGCTACCTTGCCTGTCACCTGCAGGACCAGGCCGTCGAACTCGATGCGGTCTGTCTCCCGCAGGTCCAGATCCCGGCCGCGTGGCGTGTACAGGCGCCAGCCGGTCACCGTGACCTGTCGGTCGTCGGTGTCTTCGTTGCTGCCGCCGAACGGCTGCACGTTGACGCCGGACACGGGGATGCGGGTTGCGGCGTCGCCGTAGTCCAGCTTGATGTTGTGGTAGTCGTCCTCGGTCTGGGCCGGTCGGACGACCGTCACCGACTGCAGGTAGAGAATGCTCACCGCAGCGTCACCGACCCGGTGGTGCGCCGGAATTCGCGCAGGGTCTTCCGGTGATCCGTGGTGAGGGAGCCGGTTCCGAATGTCTCCACCGTGTGCGTGATGGAGATGCCGCCGACCTGCTCCGAGCGCAGCCGGTTCGGGTTCGCCAGAGTTGCCGCAGCCAGATCCAGGCAGACACCCACGATGTCGTCGGGAATCTCCGCGTAGCCGTGCGAGTACGTCACCCGCACCCGGTCTGCCCAGATACCCAACGGGCGACCCCACGGCCAGCCCATTGTGCGCGTCGGCACATAGTAGGGCTGACCGCGCTGCAACTCGGATCCCTGGCGGATGAAGTCCCGCTCCTCGACGGCCGGCAGTTCGGTCCCGGATCCGTCGGGAATCTCCACCACGGTCAGCGGGTAGGCGTTGTTCACCACGGCAGGCCGCTGTGGGAGCTTCAGCACCCGCTCCCCGCCCTCCAGAACGACCGTCTCGTTCGCGACGAAGCTGATGGTCTGGCGGGTGTAGCGGCGGATGGCCGCCGAGGCGATACGCAGTGAGAGGTCCGCAGTGTCAGAATCCAGCGGCCCCCGCTGCGCGTAGGCTTCCAGGTCAGCGACCGTAGCCAGGTTGGGCAGGGACATGGCGCCCCCTCCTGGCTACTCGTCGCCCTCGTCGGAGTCGGCGAGCTTCTCCAGCTGCTTCACCAGCGTCGACCGCGGCTTGTCCTTCGCCTGCTCCGCGGCCAGCGCCTCGGCGGCACGATCCGGGTCTTCCCCGACCCAGGCCAGCACGGCCTGCGCCGTTCCGTCGATGTCCAGCTCGGCAGGCGCCCCATCCTCACCACCGTCCGCGTCAGGGTCCTTGGCCTCCGGCTCGGGATCCGCTTCGAGGACTTCCACCGTGTCCGCGGGGGCATTCGCCGCGAGATGCCGGGCTAGGTCGCCGTCGAACTCCGACTCGGGCGGGAAGTCGCGCACCTCGTAGTTCCAGTACGCCCTGACTGTCTTCAGCACGCGCACGCGCATGTCTGTGCTCCTCCTCGGGAATCCCGCCGACGCGGCATCGGCCGCGCCGGCGGGAGACGGTCAGGCGTGCTCGATGACCACGCCGCGCTTGTACAGCGCCGCGTCGCCCGTGCCCGCATCGGAGGGAACACCGAAGTCGCCCACCCATGACCAGGTGGACGAGATGACCTGCTGCAGACGGTCCTGCGCCGGACGTACCAGCAGAGTGACGTCGACAGCCGGCGCAGCGGCGATGGTGCGGATCTCCGGCACGTCCTCGACGCCGGTTCCGGCGAGGAGGTTGTTGGTGCCCTCGAACGGGGCTGCCATCAGCGCGTTCGCCCCGAGCACGATCGGCCGGTGCACCGTCAGCGTGCCTGCCGAGCCGCCGTTCGTGATGACCGGAGCCTCCAGGTTGCGGACCCAGTCGATGCCCGCGAACCGGCCGATCGACAGATCGGTGTAGATCGGCGAGTCGACCCGGCCCTGCAGGGCCTGCTTGAAGTCCGAGTCGGCGAACAGCTGGGCCTCGGTGTCGGGGTCGATGTGGGCGACGTAGTAGCCGCCGACCGTGGGCACCGCCATCTTCCGCAGCCGGGCCACGGCCGCACGGAAGTTTGCGAACGTCACCACGTTCGAGCTGGACAGGTCGAACGCGCTGTCGCCGGTCGCCCGGACACTGACCGGGGCGTTCGCGGCCACCACGTAGTCGCCGACCACGTCCACGCGCGCGGTGCCCAGAGTGAGGGTCTTGGTGCCGGTGTTGACGCCGGTCACCGTGTTCGCGACGCCGTCGATCGTGACGGCCAGCGGATTCGACGCGGACACCGCAGTCGGGACGCCGTTGACCATGACAGTCTCGAAGCCATTCGTGGACTCCACCACGATGCTGGTGTCCGACGTAGCTGCCGCGGTCGCCCAGGTGCGGCCACCCGAGTACGCCTTGTACAGCTTATTCCGGGCGACCTGGTTGATGGTCTGACCGGCGTTGATGCCAAGGTTCTCGATGTCCGCGAGGAACTTGCTGGCCAGCGCCATCGCGGA